CTTTGCTATTTTCGCTAGAGTCGATATCCTTGCTCTCACCTTTTGGTGCTGCGGCAGCGGGATCATGTTCGCGTTCTTTTCTAGCTGTTTCTAATTCTTTTAGTAAATCCATTACTCTGTTGTTGCCAACATCTTGTTGAGCACTTTCGCCTTCCATTTCTTCTGTAGTAAGAACTACTTGGTATGGCGAGTCGTCTTTTGCTTCTTGGTACTCTTCTTGTGGCTCATTAGGATTACGTACAACAATGTGAGATCTTTCTACTGTACAGCATTTTCCGATATATTCCTCTAATACTTGAGTAGTCGTCGGGTACTGTAGTTCCATTTCAAAATAAGTTACTTCCATGTTTTGAAGTTGTGGAAAATCTAACGGGCGTTCTTGGATTGGTGTTTTCTTTCCATCGGTTAGTTTACCTACGCCGTATTTTTTTAAACATGTTTCTAAATGTTCTTTAAAACCTTCAGGTAGCTCTCCTGCTACGCCAAGTTTAAAAGGATACACTTTTTTAGATTCTGTTAAGTATTCTGCAAAAGATTTCATTACGTAATTCCTAGTCTTATATATTATTTATCTTTGTCTATACCTTTAAGGCGTTCTAACAAGCTATTTCTGTCAGTAACAACATATCCTTCACCGTTAACAATGTCTCCTTCAGCAGACTTGTTGCCTTCTTTGTCCATTTTTTCTTTTTTAAGTTGCAGTTCTACCATTTTTAATTTTTTATCAAGTTTTGCAACTTTAGCATCAAGGCTCGTTTTAAGCATGCCGCCTGCAACTTCAAATACCCTACCGCTATAACGAGCTTCGACATTCATACCAAGATCCATTAAATCTTCATATGCTTCCATTGCTTTATCTGCAACTTCGTTTAGCTCTTTATCGGCCATTTCGCCTAGACCTTTTACTGCCGGAAGTGCAGCAGAAATTTTGTCAAATTCAGCGATATCGCGGAAAGCTTTTTCTTGCTTTTGTATTTCAGTTTTTTGTTCTTTTTTATCTTCTTTAACTGCGTCATCGATAATTTCTTTCGAATCAGGTAAGTTTAAGAGATCTTCTAATTTTTTTGTCATAGTAAAACACCATTATATGCTACTATTATTTATCTTCGACGTCCTGTGTGGAAAATATCTCCTTCGTTTACAATACGAAAGAAAATACCTTTTTGTTTGCACCATGCCATTGCTGCTTCCCACTTTGCTTGGTTAACAACCCAGTGTGCTTGATTAGTTCTGCTTCTGCCTAACTTTTCTTTTTTAGTTTGATTTTCTGGTTTAACTTCGATTAGTTCTACATGACTTTTTCCTTTTGCATCAGTATATGCAATAAAGAAGTCAGGAACATATATTGTTTGTTTTCCACTTAGTGGATTTCGATAAGGAATTTTTATAGCTTCAGATGCCCATTGCGTAACACTAGGATGCTCGTCACAAAAACGCATAAACGCAAATTCCCAACTAGATCTGTATGTAGGCGTTTTGTTTCCTACATACTTTTCAGGGTTTTTTAGATTATACTTTCCTTGAGCAAATCTTGACATTAAACTGCAATATTCCTAGCCTCAATTGGTTTAGTAGTAGGAGGTTGTCTGTAACCAATTGTACTAATTTTAGATCTATAGTTATTTAGAACTTCAGTAACAACTGCACTAAGTTGTACTTCATTTAATCCTTTTAGTGTATCAAGTAACGAGAATACACTAATTCCATCTAGTTTTGCTTGCTGTAACAACACTCCACTAACACTTGCTGCACTTGCTTCGCTAAATCCACGTTTTTGAAAATATTGAAATACTGCATCTACTTCATTAGCTGTAAATTCTAAATTTTGGCTGTAATAGTTGTCGAAAAAGATTCGTCTTGCATCATCCGAATTTATATCAACTTTTTTAGGAAGATTTTCCATTTATCCGCCTCCTTGTGCTTGAGCGTTATTATTTGCTATATTTAATAGTGCCTGTGTTTGATCAGCAGTTATTGTATTATTTGCACCTGTTTGTGCATTATATTGATCAAGTACATTTTGTGGTACTTGCTTACCGTCTTGTATTGCTTTAGAAACAGTATTAATCTGCGAGTCCGACAACGGAGCAGTTACTATATTTGCATTTGCTACTGCATTTCCTGCTGCATTTGCTACTGCATCTACTATATTATCAAGTGCTACATCTGTTGCATCGTTTACTACTTGTGCACCTACTTCTTTTAAACTCGGAAGTTTACCAGTTATTATAGCTTTAGTTGCAACATTAGTTAGCGTATTTGTTGCAGAGTCAACTAGTTTTCCGAAAAAAGATTCGCTAGGATTTGAATTAGATGCGCCTGGTGGCTCTTCATTACCTATTTGTCCATACGGCGGCGGACCGTCTCCGCCTCCGCCTAACGGACTTTGTACAACATCGTATCTTCTAGTAGCAAACGTAGCCGGGTTATCAATGTCAACTGTTCCTCTAGAATAGTATACAGATTCATAAGATATTTCTAAGTTATTTTCAACAATACCTGCACCGTCAGTTTGGTCCATTGTATCGTGTCCCCATCTTTCGATTACTGGGTTAACTAATGTAAATTCTGTAAACTGCTGTCTTGACATTTGATAAATTGTAATACTTTCAAAAAACGGTTCAGTATCTGGAGTTTCAAAGCCGTATGTTTTCTTATCGTCTGTCTCGTATAAATTATTAGGCTGGAACGCTGATACATCGTCATAGTAAGTTCCGTCTTTATAGTAATACCTGTAATAAGACTCTAATAATAGAGTCGATATTCCTGCATTATCGTCGTGCATAGTTATTTTAACAGGAGTATAATCTATACGTGTTTGTACTAATTTTTTTCTATTATATTGATTTTTAACTTCAACGTTTGCACTATATTGAGGAAGGTCAACCGACTTACATAACATATTAAGTTCAGCTAGATATTTAGAAGCTAACCTGCTACTTGCAGCTCGACCTGCTGCTGTGAGATTAAAGTTCACATAATAAAGGAACTTATTTTTTGGTGCTAGAGAGTAATAGTTGTCTCTATATAATCTAGCTGCGTGTTGGAAGTCTCGTAAATGCATACAAATATTTATCCACTCTTATTAACTACGTAGATAATAAAAAAGGCCGCAAAGCGACCCCTTTTATTTGCAAGGCAACCTCTAATATAAAATATTAGGTGCCTATTGCTGAGTCAGTATCTCTTGGCTGAGCGCCACCTGGAGCACCAACACCTTCAGTAGTTGATCCGCCGTTACCGTATTGGATAGCGTTATCGTAACGAATAGACATAGTTACTGTTACTGGATCATTTGTTGCATAAGCAAGTGAGTTGTAGTTAGCGTTTTCTACGTAACAACCCATAACTTCCCATTTTTCAAGAATAACTGGTTCAGTTGCGCCGTTACCGCCATCTAGCATTTCAATTACAGTTTTAAACTTGTAATCGTTGCCCGATGCTGCACTTGACTGTTCCATAAAGTCGAATTGCTTCTGAAGTTGTTCACCGACTAACTTTTGAACGTTGTTATTAACATCGTCACGTAAGTTAATTGTAAGCGGTTCCCAAGTGTGCTTACCAGCTAGGTAAGTACGTGAGTTGTAAACATCTAGAGTAATTTGTTCAAATGATACATTTGGACGAGTTACGTCTACGATTTGTTTTGTTAGTTCTGTTGTTGCGCCACCTTGACCGAAATTTTCAAATGTTACTCTGAAACGGTATTGTAGTTTAGGCATCAACAAACCTTGGCTAGAACTACTTTGATCTGTAGCTAGCGGTACTGTAATCTTCGATAATGATGAGATTGCCATAATATTCTCCTATTCACTAGTATTTATCAATGTTTGGGACAGTTAAAAACTGCCCCAAACTTTTATCGATTATAGACTAGCTATCTCTCCTGTGTTTTTAATGCGCAATGGAATGTAAATAAATTCTACTGCTTTTACTGGTTCAATAGCAATATCTAAGTATAGCTCGTTACGATCTATTCTTGATGGTGTGTTGTTAGATTCATCACACACTACAAGGAAGTCGTATAGAGCTCGTTGTGCTACTAGTTCTAAGCAGAAGTTTTCCGCTGCTGCCTTGATTTGATCACGTGTGATCTTATCGTTAGGCTCGAACAAGTAAGGACGAGCTAGTTTATCTAGTCTGCCTCTCATGTACACAATTAGACGTGCTACGTTTACTCGGTCTAGTGCAGAAGCATTTCTTGCACGAGTTTTTTGACCGTATACTACTAGACCAGCACCATTTAGGAATGTAATTGGGTTGATCTTGTTTTCGTATAATGTATCGCGTTGACCTTCGTTTAGTGCCACTGCAACAAATTCGCCTTCGCTGTTAATGTAACCTGAGCTAGTTGCGTTAGTTACGCCACCGCGTCTAGTACCAGCTGGTGCAAACCATGGGTAAGCAACTTGGTCGTTTAGTGCGATAGTGCGTAGTGCCATGTGGCTTGGCGGAACAACAACATTGTTACCTGCGTTATCGCTTGAGAAGCCCCATGGGTAATACATGCCCATGTACTCATCGAAGCTAACTGCACCGTCATCGTTGTCTTCAACTGCACCACGAACGTTAGTTGCCCAATCATTTAATGATGTAGCATCTGGTGTTAGTCTTGCTGGTGTGTCTGCAACAATAAACGCACTTAGTTTGCGATCGTAGTTCAAGCTAACCATTTCACCAATTAGTTCTGGGTAACCTGGAGTTGCCATTAAGTTAAAGATACGTGATTCATCGTCACGGATTTCTTGGTTGCTGTTAACCAACGCTTGTAGAGCTTGTACAACTACTGCACGTTGAGCTTTACGTCCGAAGCTACCTGAACCGTCTGCTTGGTTAGGTGATTCAGTAACCCAACGGTGTGGGTAGTAACCATCCATTGACTCGTCACCTGCATTAGCATTTCTTTCTGCTACGTCGATGTAGTTACGTACAAAGCGTTTTACGTTAAAGCCGCTTCTACGTAGGTTCCATAGTAGCATACCTTTTGGATATAGTGCTGCTTGCGGAGCATCTGGATCTAAGTAATCGCTTACTAGCATTTCTGCAATGTCGCCTGGTTGATCACTGTTTGCACCAGCAGTATTGTAACGTGCATCAGCAAATAGTACACCGTTTGGAGTAGTTTGATCGCTCGAATCACGTAATACCCATCCAGCTGCTGACGTGCCTGCATTTGCATAAACGTATATAGTTGGGTAGTTTTCGATATCAGCTGTATCAATCCAAATGTCACCGTTTACAAGAGCGCTACCGTCTGATTGTGTAGTAGGAGCACCGCTAGAAACAATTGGACCTGCTGGGTCAGCGTCAGGGTATACATTACCGTAACCTACCCAATCACTGCCGTCGTGTACCATGATGTCAACTTCGTCGACAATTGAATTGTACCATAGTGTACCGTCTGCTGCTAGTGTACCTGGGTTATCTTCGCTTGCAACATATGATAGTGCAGTCCAGTTAGAAGCAATCCATGTACCTGTTGGATTAGGGTCAGTATACAAGTTTGCAGTCTCTTCTGGTACAAATCCTGCACCGCTTAATACTGCAATTTGGCCAGCAATTTTAATTTCGCCGCCTTGTGCGTGAGTAATAACTACACGGTTTTGTGCGTCAACATCAGCAGTTACGTTTTCTAGTCCTGCACTTGCAATAGCACCAGCAATTACTTCCGAATCGTCAATATTGCCATTCGTAACAATATTTATTGCCACTGGAGCTGACATTGCAGCACTACCAGCATCTGATTCAGAAATTGTAATGTTGTAAGTGTCTGCTGTTACACCATTTGCATCAACTTTGCCGCCTGTAACTACAGTTGCGCCTGCTGTTGAACGTGTAAAGATTGTAAATGCTGCTTCTGCTGGAGTAGCTACTTCGGTATTGTATTGTACATAAACAGAATCAGTAGTTAGGTTTGCACCGCCGCCTGCTCTGTCAAGATTGTAAATAGCCTGTGTGCCATCTACATACAATGGAGCATCTTTGTCGTCCCATAATTCAGTAGCAGAATTCCAAGATTTCAATCTCCAGTTTGCGCCCGAGTTTGGAGAAGTAGTTTTAATCCAAACAGATCCAGTTGGACGATTGTCGTCTGCTGTGCCGTATTCTGGTACATTAGTGTGTGGTTTCATTTCTAATGCCGGAGCATTAAATGTGCCTGCAGTAATACCTAGTTTAGCTACTAGACCTGGGTTTGCACCGCCTGAACCGCCATCTACAATTGTAATTGTTTCGTCAGTTGAACCGTCGTTGTAGATTTCAACTACGCTGTTTACAATTGCTGCTGTTACACCTTGCGAAGCTAGAGCAGTATTAAAGTTGCTAACTGTTGCTGCAAGAGTGCCGCCTTCTGCAACTACAACAGCAGTTCCGCTGCCAACAGTTACACTCATTTCAGTTGAGCCGCCATCAATAGTGTCAGCATCACCGGTTAGTACTGGCCAGCTTTCTTTCCAAGCTGCTGAACCTAATTCTACCCAGCCACTTGATGCTTTGTACCATATTCTAATAATATTAGTTACTGCAACAACTGCATAGCTGCCTACTGAACCAACAGATGCTTTTGGTGTAAAGTCGTCATTTGC